TGTGGAAGAAATTAGAAAACACACTGATCGACCCGTTGTGATTCGACCACATCCAAGAAATGTATGCAACATACCTTTGGGATGTCTGATTGATCGTCCACGATTTACTGCGGGCTCATACGATGATTTTGATTTTGATCGTGTGTTGGAGTCTGCTCATTGTGTGCTGAACTGGAATTCAGGACCTGGGCCGCAGGCTGTGATGGCGGGCGTTCCTGTGTTTGTTGGTCCAGACAGCTTGGCCAGCACCATTGCCAACTGGGACTTGTCACAAATAGAAAATCCTCCACGACCTGATCGCACAGCATGGCTAGAACAACTGGCACACACTGAGTGGACTGTGGAGGAAATCAGATCAGGATTGCCGTTTACACGCTTAGTCTTTTGATATCAGCATCAACCATGTCACGTATCATGGTCGCAAAGTCAGTGCGTGGCTTCCAACCCAGTTGCTCTCTAGCACGAGCACTATCGCCACGCAAGCTGTGTAGTTCTGCTGGACGTTTAAATCGCGGATCACTCTTTACTAGATGTTTCCAGTCATGAATGCCTGCATGTTCAAATGCCACACGACACAGGTCACCAATGGTGTGCTGTTCGCCAGTGGCAATCACATAGTCACTGGCTTTTTCTTGTTGCAGCATCAACCACATGGCTTCCACAAAATCGCCAGCAAAGCCCCAGTCTCTAGCACTGTCTAGATTGCCCAGGGTAACATCATTGGCCAAGCCCAGCTTGATACGTGCCACTGCATCTGTGATTTTGCGTGTGACAAATTCACGACCGCGCAGGGGCGATTCATGATTGAACAAGATGCCTGAACAAGCATACAAACTATAACTTTCACGGAAGTTTATGGTCATCCAGTGTGAGTACAACTTGCTCACTCCATATGGACTGCGTGGACGGAATGGAGTTGTTTCACCCTGAAGTCCTGGCTCAGTAGCGTTGCCAAACATTTCACTTGTACTGGCCTGATAAAAACGAGCATTGGGATTGTGTTGGCGAATTGAGTTCAGCAGATTCAACGGACCCATGCAGTTGACCTCTGTGGTGAGTTTGTTCAATTCCCAACTGATGCCCACAAAACTTTGAGCTGCAAGATTATAAACTTCCTGTGGCTTGACACTTTGCATGATGTGATTCATGTTGTTCTCATCCGTGATGTCACCGGTGATGAGTTCAATGTCGTTTTCGATTCCAAGCCATTTGATATTTTCAAGGTTGGGATTTGAATAGCGTTTGACCAAGCCATACACATGGTAGCCTTTTTCAATCAAATATTTGGCAAGATACGGGCCATCCTGGCCAGTCATGCCTGTAACAAAAGCAGTTTTTTTCATAATGATCCTTAAACTTGAATATCTTCCATGCCAGCTGCCCGTAGTCTAACAATATGTCCCAGCATGAAGTTTTTGCTTTCCAGCGCCTTCATGATGCCCAACCAGCGATTTCGCAACAAGGCCACTTCATTGATGATGGTTTCAAAGTCAATCACTTCGTCTTCACCGTCCACATACTTTTCAGCATCTCTGCTGCTGAGAGCACGATTGTAGCCTTCCAGGTACTTTTGAAAGTGCTTGCGACGAATCTTGCGCAACTGAATGTTCAGCAGATTCAGCACAGCTTCCACTTCCTGAAGCTGATAGAATCTCTGTTCAGTTATGCCCGGAAGTAGCTTGATGTTGTTCTCAACGATGCCACCAATTCGGCAATCTCGTTTGGCGGCCGTGAGTTCACTATCATAGTGTGCCATGAAGTCTGGGATCTTGCCTAGATCCGCTGCCACTTGACTATACCACATTAGTTTTCCCAGCGGTCATCTTCTGTGGTGTCACTGTCTTCTTCTGGCTCTTCGTCTTCGGGATCCGCATAGTCTCGATCGTTGTCAAGATAAGCAGTAAGAGCACGTTTGATATCAGCATCGCCTTTGAAGGCTGTGCGGATATCTTCCACGTCAGAATCGTTGTCAATCAAGATTGCAACCACAGCTTCTGCTGCTTCGTCACGATCCACAGTGTTGACGTAACGCTTGAGTTCACCCCAAATTTCACTTGCTACTGTTTCGCTCATTCTGCATCTCCTTCTTCTGCTACAGCGACCTCATCTTTGATTTTGGCAAAGTCTGCCATGACCTTGTCAAGGCATCCGTCTTCGTTGGCTTCCCAGGCCTTGCGAAAATACTTGATAATTTCGCCTGTGTCCTGTATGGTGAATGCCAGTCTGTTGCCATCCTTTTTAAGAATACCTTTTTTCTCAGCCAAGTCAACCAGGCCCGAGTATGGACTCATACCCGTGGTATAGGGAATCTTGACCTGCACACCTTCAAAAGGTTTGCTGTAACGAGTCTTCATGATCTTGCAACTGGCACGAATACCGTTGACTTCTGACACCTTGTTGCCATCCTCATCTTCTTTGAGCTTGAGTTTCTTCATGGCAACCACAATACTGCTGGCGTAGATAAAACCTTGACCACCTGAGATCTTGTCATCTGGGTCAAACATGTCCTGACTTGCATAGGTGTGATTGGTACAGACCAAGCCCACATTGTAGCTGCCAAACATGTTGACGCAGTTACGAACCAGGGCTGTGAGTGCCTTGGGTTTGCGACCCAGATCACCTTTCATTTCGCCTGCTTCAAACTGGTTCACATCTGTGGGTGTCAATAACATGCCCAGGCTGTCGATCACAAACATGACTTTGGGACGTTCGCCTTCAGCCAAGGCCTTGTAATCGCTCATGAATGTGCTGATTGTTTTGGCCACATCATCAATCATGCTCATGCTTAGTTTCAGCAGTTTGTCCTGGCTGGTGTCTACTCCCAGTGCCTTGAGCCAGGCTTCATCCAGAGCGTTTTCGCTGTCAACTAACACAACATAGATGCCTTGCTCTTGTGCGTTCTTGATAATGTTGCCCGAGCAGATGTAACTCTTGCCTGCACCTGATTCACCAGCAAATACTGTGACCTTACCCAGCGGAATACCTTTGTTGAAGTCTCCTGATATTAGATAGTTCAAGGCATAGTTGCCTGTGCTGATCCAATCTGTAGGATCATTGAAGCCGATGCTGAGTCCTTCAATGCTTTTTGTGATTTCCTTGCGGAACTTGCTTACGTCAAATGCTTTTGCCATGATTACCCTTAGTGTAAAATTATTTGTGCTCGATTGTTGTCTCGAGAATTTCTATATAACATTTTTCTATATTCGAACAGTTTGTTTTCTAGATCTACTATGTTTGCAATTGGTATTTGTTCGGCGATCAATTTGATACCGCGATCCTTGGCCCAGGACTGTGCTTGTTTACTGAACGGAATAGTCTCATGCATCTCCAATCCCACCTGGAACGCAAATTCCAAAGTCTCATAGTTATAGTGATCTGGACATTCTAATTTAGTATCAAAAAATCTAAACTTATTATAATACTGTCTGCCCACGTATGTATAGCCAAACGAGAAATTTACTTTGTCGTTGTTTGTGACCATGGTATCCCAGAATGGATTGTCAAATACTTGCCATTTGGAATCTGCCTTGAACTCTAGCGTTGTAAAACTGTGTTCAAGATGATGTATCGCCATGTTGACTTCTTCGTATGGATAGATGTATCCTAACTTTTCCATTGCTGGTGCTGTTTTGATTACACGTTCATCATCTGGATACAGCTCATGTAATACATTGCCCAGTCGAGCTTGAGATCTAACACTACTGAATCTTAGATCATCAATATTGATATCATGTCGGTGAGAAAATACCCAATCAGAATGTAACTTGTTAAGAAACTGTTGGTCTAGGTAATTTTCAAGATCTGTGTGTTGTCTAAAACTCTTGCTCACAAGGTCGTATAACACTTCGTTGGTCTTTGAGATAGCCCAGTGCAACTGCGTGATTTTCCGATCAAGATTTTTATAAAGTGTGCAATCATTGGCAAACGAGTTTTGTGATTTTTTGTTTGCTTGATCAACAAAAAATTCAAACAGTTTGTGATTATACACCACCTCAAAGGGCAGAGTATCTCCAGATTTATCAAATACCAGGGAAAATTTCATAGTAGATAAAAAGGCAAGCACCTTTCGATGCTTGCACTTTTCTGATTACTTCTGCTGACGACTACGAATCATGGCCAAAATGTCTTCGGCCTTCTGTGCTGGCTTTGGAGCAGCAACAGGTTCAGCAGCAAAAGATTTTTCTGCTGTGTCAACATCTTCGTCAAAGTTTGCTGCTGATGCAGCAGGCTTGGCAGGTGTGTCATGGGCATCGCCGTGTCCATCCACTGTGAGTGAACTACCAGCAGGTGCGTTGACACCAGCAGGGCGGAAGTACTGACCCCAACGCTCTGTGTCGTAGGGCTGGCCATCTACTGACGCTTCGAACATTTCCTTGATCACCTTGAGCTCAACTGCGCTGGGCTTCTTGGGCAAGAATGTGCTGAGATCATACAGGCCATGTGTGGCCACAGCAGCCTGTTCGGCTTCGGTCAAGGCAGATTCTTTACGAGCCCACTTGGATGTGTTGTAGTCTGCGTATCCACCCTTGCTGGTCTTAGCAATGCGGAAATCCAGTCCACGCAACAGGTCAGTTGGCAATTCTTCCAGTTCTGGATCCATTAGGGCACCCTTGATCAAGGTGAACAACTGAGGTCCAATGATGAACTTGCGAATAGGATTGTCCGGTGTTTTGTCGTCGCCGATGGGATTCTCACGCACAAAGCCCTGGAAAATGTAACTGCGTTTTTTCCAGTACTTGCGACCCATGTCTTCCAGACTCTTGTCCTTGAACCATGTGCGTACTTCTGCCAAGATTGGGCAAGCATCGCCCCACATCTCAACGCATGGTACTTGAACCATGACTTGTTTTGAATCCATCTCACCTTTGACACCGTTGAATGGCAGTCGAATCATTGCTCGCTCTGCCCAAAAGAATGTGTTTTTTGTGTTACCGTCCGGCAGGAAGCGGAGTACGGCTTCTTTGCCTTCTTCCATGTTCCAGTGTGGGTAAATTGATTTGTCGCCGCCTCCGGTGGATTGCCCACCTTTGTTGCTGTCTGCGGCCTGTAGCCGTGCGCGGATTTCTGCTAGTGATGCCATATTGTGTTGCCTTTCTGTGCGTTAATATGATTTAAAATTTAAGTACAAACTTAAATGCTGCCTACAAGGTTATTTTAACACAGCTTGTCTGTGTTTCCTACCACTAAAGGTAGCGAACTTTGCCTATCTAGTTGTTTACGGAAGGGCATGCCACTACACGCCCTTCTTTGTTTTATTTATGTTACTTGAGCAGAGCCAGAGATTTTATTCTGGCCAACATGGCATCGCCTTCGCGAGACTCATACATGCCGCCGCCACATTCAGCTAAGCCGTGTTCTGGGCAGTAGGCACCTTCTGCAGTCATGTTGCATGAACCTTCGGCAACTGGTGCATCAAATCCACTCATGACTTCAAATGTAGAGATCGGATCAGCTTCACCAATTGTGGCACTTTGGCCTTTGATTGGAGCTTGATACTTGATGTCAGTTTTCTTGTCCCCAGGATTGGAGATTACAGCACTGCTGCCTTTTACGCCAGTATTGAGGTCTGGCGCATAGGAGTCTACTTTGGCACCAGCGCCGCCGCCCATTGATCCAAGTGCTACAGTACCTGCCAAGGCCAGGCCAGCTAATTTGTCTTTAAATCCTTCATTCACACCAAGATGATCTGCCAATTTGTCGCTGACCCAGCTGAACGGATCGCCTGTGCGGGCCTTGGCAATACCATATGGGATCTCACCCTTGTCTGAATAGTAGTCAAACAAGGCGTCATACAAATCAGAATCCAGGTCGTTGCCTTGTTCAAACTGTCCAACTTCGTGTTTGAAACGATTCAGTATGTGATCGATTGTTTCGCCTGCTTCGTCTAGTACACGGCTTTCGGCCACTGGGATACCAGCATACTTCAGCATGGTGTTGAGTTCTGCTGATTCCGCCACACCTTGAATCTTTTGTATGAGCCTTGCGTTTGCTCTATGATTTTTACTCTGTGACATACCGCCGCCGCTGCCCGAAATAGTGAAATCTCCGCCGCCCCAATCGTGTACTATTTCGCCTTCGAAACCTGGTCTATCTTTAAGGGTAACACGATCACCGACTGCTAACCCTGTGCTTCTTGAGATATCGGCTTGTCTTTTTAAATATTCTACATGTTCAGGGTCGAGTTCTTCTGCCACAGCCTGTTCTACCTTGCTCCAGCCAAGTTTTCTACCATCAGGCAAAGTTACTTGCACAGGGCCATCAGGCATTTTGGCCTGAATCATTTTACCATCTGGAAACTTGGCTTTGACTAGTTGTATCCATTGTGCTTGTGTGCGTCCTTTGGCATCAACACCAGGTGATGTACCTTCTCTAATAGGCGTATACTTGATAGCAGAAATTTTTGCCAACTGTTCAGGATCCACATCTCGTTGATTCTTGTATTGCATTCTATTAAGTCTGTCCCGGAACATATCAAATGTTTTTCTAGTATCCTCGTCATCATCTTTACGGCGTTGGGTATCGTACGCATCACGAGCCATTCTTTGCTGAGCTTGATGTTTTGCTTCTTCATCACTGCCTAATCCGCCAATATTAGAAATTCTATCCAAGGCGGCTTGATGGCGTTGGTTTGCTCGCTGACGAGCAGCAGTTCTTTCTTCAGGGCTGTCGGTAAACCCTTGGGCATGCACACGCTGGCGTGCTCGGTCTAGCGGGCTATCTTCTGCCACCGGAACTGGGGCTGCTGGCGCAGCAGGTGCTGCCGCGACCGGTGCAACAGGTGCTGTTTGGGGTTCAGCAGGATTGCCAGGCACAGAGGGTTCGGGCATTTCGATGCCCAGTTCGGCCAGACGATTCATGACTTCTGTGTCGTTCCAGGCATTGGCTCTGGGATCTTTCTCAGCCAGTTCACTCAGTCGATCAAACAAGATATCATCACCCACCAGGTCATACAGTTGTTCTGTTGCATTGATGGCGTCAGGGCCCACAATCAATTCAGACGCCATCATGGTTTTTAGTTTGTCCAGTTGTTCGGGAGTTTCGGGAAGGTTCCAGGTGCCTTCGGCCAGATTGTCAATCCACGATTCAAATATTTTTGCTTCTTTCATATCAAGTCCTTGTTGTATTTTGGCCAGCAACGGTAGTGCTTGCTCAATTCTTGTGTCAATTGTTTGTTCCACAAACAATGTTTTGATGTTTTCCACCAGCTCTTCTTGTTGAGTTATATCTGCAGGGTGCCAGGATTCAAAGTACTTGGAATATCCACGACTGGTGCTTATTCTCTTGAGATTTTCACGTAGCTGCTTGTAGTAGACCTGGGCCTGCGATACCACTTCTTGTGTGACGCCTTCCAGTACTCGTCCGGCGCTGGCACGATTGAATCTGGCCAGTGTGGCAATTTCATTTACCATTTCAGTCAGATGACAACCGCGAATGTCATAGGGCTTGCCGCCCTGACGCACATGTTCCAGCATGGCTCTGCCACCTGATAGATTTCTAAATCCCAGTCTAAAGCATTCACCATCTGCTGTTTCCACAAACAGGCTTTCTACATGACGGAAACGTGCATCGTTTTCACCTAGTGGTTGACTGTGCTTGATCTTGAGTCTAGCCTGTGTGGGTGCTCCAGCATAGCTGATGTTGCGATTGCCATAGTAGCCTTCAAACAGGCCTTCCTGTATGGCAGCAAGGCCTTGCATGGTGTGCTTGAGTTGGCTGATATCTGCTATGGTATGTGTCCAACGATTCATTGTGGCTTTTTTGCTGAGATGCTGTATAAAGTCAAAAAACTCGTTTTTGTCCGTGCCTTCCATGGTACGGCCCAGATTGTCACCGTACATGATTTTCATCTCGTTGTCTGAGTCCAGCACAATAACCATGGTACCGTAGTTTTTGCCCGATGCACCTTCATAGTCAAAAGTGAATGTTTTGGCTTCTGGTGCGTCAGTTGGCCGGCCTGATCGATCCAGCATTTCTGGATGCAAATTGCGAGTTGCCAGCAGATCCAGCAGTTGTTGTGATAGTGTATTCTCTGTAGCCATAGTTGTGTATTTAGCGTTATCTCAAGATAGATATAAATGGCATGGGCTCTATTATGGAATCGCCGTGATCTTTCATGTGCGAGTCTAGATCTGCATGATAGGTCTGCAACAGCATCAGCATGCGGGTAACTAGCAGGCTGGCCATCACAAGATCGTCAGTTTCTCCAGGTTTGGCAGCATAACTTGTGCCGTGTGCCACAAAGGTTTTTAGCTCGCTCATCAGGGGTTTGCTGCGGATTTTCATGCGTCCAGATTCCACCAGGATCTTGAACTTGCTGCAAGCTGACAACTTGCTTTTGTTTGTGGTTGTAAAGCCCTTGCGGAATCTACGACCTGACGAGCCAGTCACTGAGTTGTCACTAAGAAAGTATCCTGGAATGTTTTCTTCGCCAAATTCTGCAATAGAGATCAGGGCTGCTTCTCCCAGAGTGTTGTTTTCAACTGAGTAGTAGATTTTCTTTTCATCCCGGGTAACTGAGTGCAATTCTTTCACAATTTCCACCAGTATTTTTATCTGTGAAGGCACGTCAGTTTTGTTGTGGCGCCATTCAGCCACCTGTTCAGTGGTCTCTGCTTCAAACACCTGAATGGCTGCAGGGTCGCCGCCGGTGCCCAGGCTAGGGTCCAGGGCCACAATATACATCTTGTCTTTTTCAGGTTTCTTGTACCAGCGCACTTGGCCGCTGCGGTGTACCGGTTCAACGCCGGCCATGTCCAGCAACTTTAGCGGCGATATTAGTGTTTCATCGTGAATAACAAAGCTACAGTTCATCTCACGCTCAAAACGTTCGTCGCCTAGTTGTGCTCGCTGTTCTTCGCCCCATTTTTCATCGCGGTCTGGATGTTCTTCCCAGTAGCTGCGAAATGCACGGAATCCATTGATGCCCAGGCCACCGGGTCTGGGATTGCCGTACTCATCTTCAATTTTGTTGGCGCCCTTCCAGAGGTATGCAAATTGATCTTCGTCTGAGTTGGGTGTGCTGGTGATAATTGCTTTACCACCTGTGGCCAGTGTGGGACTGATCGAAGTCCAAAACTCCTTGGCAATTGTGGGCCGCACAAATGCAAACTCATCTGCATACAGTAGTGATATACTCATACCACGACCGGTGTTTTCAGTTGTGGTTGCTGACACAATACGACTACCGTTGTCAAACTCCAGGCTGCCTTTGTTGTAGCTGGTTGATCCTGCTCTGATATGATTGGGACACAACTCATAAGCAAAGCGGATACGTTGCATGATCTCCTGTGCGCCGGTGTATTTGTGTGCGGCTATCAAGATGGTCGAGTCTGGAACAAACATTGCATACCACAGCAGATATCCACCTGCACTGGTTGATTTGCCTGTTTGTCGAGGCATGAGACTGATACTGTATCTGTAGTCGTGATAGGTACTGATCAATCTGCGCTGGTATTCAAACGGCCGATACAACATTTTACCACGAGTGGGATGTTGTATATGAAAAAAGTGATCCATGAAGTACAAGGGACCAGTCACAGGATCAGCACACGCAGCAAACTCCCTGAGTTCGGCGTCTGTGTAGGTTTCTACACGGTGTGGTGCTTTGACCAGTACGGTCTCAAGCTGTTTTGGTTTCATGCCAATCATGTATGATTCTTTCTGCTAGTAGTTGATGCCCGCGAGGGCCGGCGTGCATATGGTCTCTTGCGTATTCTAATTCTTCACGACTCTTGGCAAACCATTCATGTGCATCATAGGTCAAACACATAATGCCTAGGTCAGCACACAATCCTTGCACTGCCCATCGATTGCGTGAGCTATTTAACTCTGCATTGCGATCGTTTAGTAACCAAGTTTTGACAAAATTGTCACGGTATGATTCACTTGATCCTCCTGAAGACATGTAGGTGTCATGTGGCAGCGCAGGATCTTCTGAAATCAAATCAAATCTGTGCTTGGGTGGCGCAACCATCACTACCAGTTGGGGACGCAACACAGGCAACCAATACTGCGCCTGCATAAAGCAGGTGTCTGCACTGGTGCCGGGCCAGGCAAGATTGTAGTTGGTTAATCCTACGGCCTGCGTGACCAGGTGTGACCAGGTAGCATGGTCAGGTAGGCCAATACCAACGGTGTAACTACACCCCAGTGACACTAGACTGGCCGCAGCAGGATCAAATTCTTCTGATCTAAATCCGTGACTGTTTATTTTGTAGGTTATTGCGCCAGGCTGATCCCAGCCTTTGCTGCCAAAATATTCTTGATGCTTGGGCTCTTGCATGAGCCGTTGAAAATTTTCTTCAGTGTCTGTGGGCAACCATTCATAGGTACGGCTGGCATACTTTAGGCCAAAATGCCAAGGAGCGTCTTTGAGCATTGATGTTAACACGGTATTATCATCCTTGCTAATTCAGGCCAGAGATCTTGAAATGTTTGTGTTTTCTTCAATTTGTTTTCTGTCATAGAAGTCCAGGCCATGAAAGCAGGTTTTATAACAGTAATTCTATTTTGCGAGTCAAACAGTGTGTGATCAATATGGCTGTTATTTTCCAATGTCATGCGATATCGTGACAACCCAGCTGTGTCAAGAGTTGGTTGATTGTTGTATTTGCCAACCACCTGGTCAATTTCTTCAATAGCACGTTGTCTTATCTGCAATGAATGTCTTCTAACATCCAATTCTGCAGGATGATTAAGCTCACACCAGAAAATATCTAAATTTTCTGCTGCACAAAAATCATAGTATTCCATAAGGTCCCAGGCACAATATATGGAATAAGCCGGATGTGCTATCACTGTCTCACCGTCAGCTTTCATTTGACGTATGTTTTTGACAAATTGTTCCCATTTGGCATTGTGTCTAACATACTCAAATTTATCCTTGTTGGCGTTGTCAAAACTGACCATCCACCCCACCGTTGGCCAGTCTTTGAGTTTTTGATATACTGGATTGGTGGCAATATCCATGCTCAAGTTGGTTGTGACCACGACCCTGACCTTGAGTGGGTCAAGATAGTCTAAAAATTCAGGCAGTCCTTTTTGTAGCAATGGTTCGCCACCGCCTAGGCTGAGTCCTTGAATATTATGCCCTTGCGTTTTGGCCAGGTCCACTAGGTCTTGATGTCCATTCTTCACAAGATTGATAGGAATCTTGTTGATGCTTTGCCAGGCAGTGCTGGTTTCATTGTTGCAGTACACACATGCAAGATTGCACAGATTGCTCCAGTTGACCACAAGGTGCTCTAATTTAAAAAAATCTAAATCATTGTCAATGGCGGTCAACGTCTCTTGATCAACCAGGCGACCAGTTCTTCCACTTGTTCCTGTGGTATCTTCCAGTCGTTTGCACCAGGCACATGCGTCATGCCATTCTCCACATGCAATTGTTTGCTTTAGATCTTTGATTTTGTCGTCCAGCAGTACCTGTTGAATTGGAGTCTGTTTAATGTTGCCCAGTTCGTATCCTGAGTGCATGCAAGGAAACACACGCCCAGTTTGATCAATATTCAAACTGGTCCAGGGTGCTGAACAAAATGTAGGACTTTGAGTTATTGCGGAGTTAGCCATGTGTATGATGTCAATCTAAAAGTGTCTTGGGGCACCGGTGTCAACATGCCATGCCATATCAATTTTCTAAATCCCGTGCTGTCAGCTTGATTGATCATTATATAACCTGAATTGGGCAGCGGCGGCACTTGATATCTTAGTGTTGCAGAATTCTTGTGCCAATAAAATGATGTGCCTGTACCTATCCAGGGCATGTGCAAACTTCCTGGCAACTCTCCGTCGGTGTGCAGGCCACAAGTGAATCCAGGTTCGTCTACCCAAAATGCAGTTCCATAGTAAGGTGCAAGTTTGATATTCAATTGTTGTTGTATTGTTGTCCAGGATTGACTGAGTTCTTGGTCCCACTGGGCCAGCCAAGATATTGCATTGTTATGTATACGTCTACGTGCCCAATTTTCTTGTCCTGATTGGCGTTCCCAGGGCATGTCCAGCCAAGGGGTATTTAATACTTGTTGCACTAGATCGTTGGATATCAGTTGATCTACACGAAACAGGTTGTGTTCAGAATCAACAGGAGTTATGTTCATAGCAGTTCCGGCCATAGTCGTTCAAACTCACCGTGTTTGTCTGGATGAAACACTGTTTCGTTGTGTTTGATGTGTTTGAAAAATTGGTCTTGAATCAACTGTTGCGGCTGTGTTACTTGTTGATAGTTCAACAAGGACCGATCAAAAAAAACACGCTCAGTGTCAGTAGCCAGACCAGTTGCATAAAATTGATTGATCTCGTCCGCAGCCAACTTTGCAATTCTGGGACCATGTAAAAATGGGTCCAGGTGCGCAGGTTGAAATAGGTTTTGCCACAACACTGTCAATCCTCGGTCGTGAGCAAACTTGCGCAATTCACAAATGCGAGTGGCATTGTAGATATTGTACACTGCATGAATTCCTCCCCAGTGTCCGTTGTTGCGCATTAGATCCTGAATCACGTCAAGATTGTGCTGCAACAGTTTCCAGTCAGCACCGTGACGCACATATTCAAATCGGCCTTCAATGTTGTCAAAACTAATACTCCAACCTACCTTGCGGCGCAGAGTCAGTT